CCACGTCGCTCTGGCCATCCGAAACTTCACAGCACTCCCGCTTGTCACTACCGGAGACACGTTGCCGGCCATACATCAGGCCAACGTTATAAAATGGGTACAGCGTGAAAGAGACACGCAAACGATCGAACTCGAAAGGAATTGAGTTCATATACCCATAATCGGCATGAAAGAAATTCTTGCCGATGCTCCGGTTAAAGCCCGCAAACTCCAAACCGACCAACCAACGTCGGTACCCACTGTCATCCGTGAAGAAGAAAATGTCATCTCCATTGACAAGGATTGGGACATCTTCCCACCTTTCAATGTCCGGAAAAACCGTCTGCCATGCATTGACGAAGTTAATCAGACAGAGGTAAGGGAAGCTGAGGGTTGAACCCATCAGTTGTCCATCATTTTGGAGTACAGGGGCAATCGTTCCTTCTCCGGCAATGTCATACTCGCCAGTCGTAACACCTCGTTCAACGTACTGGTCAACAAGCCGGGGGTGTGGATTCAGTTTCAGACCGTCATAACAACAGAGCTGATGTCCGATGACACGGTCAAGAATCGACCGAGACTCTGCATCCACATCTCGAGCAGCCTCCTCATGACAAATCGCTGTCAATGTCGAGGAAACCCCGTCAGTCGCAGCACTGTAGTCCCCAGAAATCATCTTTGGGCCCAGGCTGGGAAAACGTCGAAAGAAACCCGTCAAAAGGGATCCTGTCAACTTCTGACCGATCAGGGAGAATTGAGGGAGCTGCCGAAGGTGATCGTGGACTGCCTTCTGGAAGTAACGTGAATACCAGTACGGGAACGATTCACCCGCACTGATCGTACGAACCTTCCAAGGCTCAAGCACCGGCACGATGCGAACAGATAACGTTGATTGTGGAATGTCACCGTCATCCACCATATCCGTGTTCGCACTTGGGTGGCTCCGCACCCAGTTGGCAGGATCACACCTACCGTACCGGAGCGGGCCTTTGAAGCCGGGGCTCGACAGCCCACGAAAAGAATACCATTCGTATTCGGACCAACGCGGAACTCGGCGAGGAGAGAACCGCAAGGTCTTGGGGGAAACCCACATACCTGAAAGACCTCGTTGGAAGTCCGCCGGATCAGATCGAAACTGATCTGTAAGAATAAGATCCCGGACTTTCCAAACAGGCGGATATGGCAATCCACG